TTACTGGATGCCGAAATGACCGTCGAACAAACTCTCCCTGAACTGATGTCCCCTCACCAGCGGGCGTGTGAGGCTGCAGAAATCATTGCCGCTGCCATTGCCCGCTTGCACGCCACCCGGCCTGCGAACAGCGACATTCAACTTGGCTTCTCGCCACCCGAGCGCGTTCATACAAACCCCTCTACAGAAGGAGTTTGCAAATGAATATCCCGATAACCGGCCCGTCTCTGGCAGCGCAAATTGCCAATCTGCCGAAGCTGGCCATGAATGATCTGTGGGCCCTTTGGGACAAGTATTTTCCGCGCCGCCCACCACACAACAACCGCGCCTACGTCGAAGGTCGCGTTGCCTACAAGATTCAGGAGGAGGCGCTGAATACCAAGCTGGCGATACAGACGCAAATGGCCCGCATCGGCGAAGCCCAGTCCAACATCAAAACCCAGCGCGGCGTCGAAGTCCAGGTCGTCCCCGGCACGGTGCTCGTGCGCGAATTTGACAGCCGTGAGCACCGCGTGACGGCACAGGCCGATGGCACCTTCGAGTATGAGGGCCGCCGTTACAAGAGCTTGTCCGCCGTTGCCCGCCACATCACCGGCACCCAATGGTCTGGGCCGCTGTTTTTCGGAATCATCAAAGGCAAGTCAAAGCGAGGTGAGAAATGAACGCCGTCGTGACCAAAAAGCGCTGCGCCGTCTACACACGTGTTTCCACGGACGAGCGTCTCGACCAGTCATTCAATTCCCTCGATGCCCAGCGCGAGGCTGGCCAAGCCTACATCGTGAGCCAGCGCGCTGAGGGCTGGATGCCGGTGGGCGACGACTACGATGACGGCGGCTACTCCGGCGGCAACATGGAGCGCCCGGCCTTGAAGCGCCTGATGGCCGACATCGCCGCTGACCAGATCGATATCGTGGTGGTCTACAAGATCGACCGCCTGACGCGCAGCCTGACCGACTTCTCGAGGCTGATCGAAGTTTTCGAGCGGCACAAGGTGTCGTTCGTTTCGGTCACGCAGCAGTTCAATACCACCACCTCGATGGGGCGGCTGATGCTCAACATCCTGCTGTCTTTCGCCCAGTTCGAGCGCGAGGTCACGGGCGAGCGCATCCGGGACAAGATCGCGGCCAGCAAGCGCAAGGGACTGTGGATGGGCGGCTACACCCCCCTGGGCTATGAGGTCAAAGACCGCAAGCTGGTCATCGAGGAGAAGGATGCCGAAACCATCAGGCGCATTTTTACGCGATTCACCGAGGTGCGCTCGGTCACCGAGATCGTCCGGGAACTCTCCCTTGAAGGGATTACGACCAAGCCAAACCGCCTCAAGAACGGCGGTATCCGCAACGGCACGCCCATGGACAAAAAGTACATCTCCAAGCTGCTGCGCAACCCTATCTACGTCGGTGAAATTCGCCACAAGGACACCGTCTTTGCAGGCCAGCACGAGCCGATCATCAGCAGGCAACTGTGGGATCGGGTGCAGGCCATTCTGGCCGAGGATGCGCACGAGCGGATGGGTAAGACCCAAACCCGGCATAAGACCGATGCGCTGCTGCGCGGATTGATGTACGGGCCTGATGGCGGGAAGTACCACATCACTTACAGCAAGAAACCCTCGGGCAAGAAATACCGCTACTACATCCCCAAGGCGGACAAGCGGTACGGTTACCGCAGCAGCGCCACCGGGATGATTCCTGCCGACCAGATCGAGGAAGTGGTGGTGAACCTGCTGGTGGGGGCGCTCCAGTCGCCGGAGAGCATCCAAGGGGTCTGGAATACTGTCTGCAGCAAATACCCAGAGATCGATGAGCCGACCACTGTGTTGGCCATGCGCCGCCTCGGTGACGTCTGGCAGCAATTGTTCCCTGCCGAGCAGGTGCGCCTGGTGAACCTGCTGATCGAGCGTGTCCAGTTGCTCTCCGACGGAGTGGACATCATCTGGCGCGAATCCGGATGGCGCGAACTGGCCGGGGAGCTGAGTCCAGACAGCATCGGTGGCGAGTTGCTGGAAATCGAGGTGGCGTCATGAACCGGTCATCCAAAAAGCTGATCGGCGACGGCAAACCCCACGAACGCCGCCATCCGCTGGAGGGGGGGGGCGTTCGGATTACCACCTTCGTGCCCTTCCATTTCAAGAAACGGGGCATCAAGAAGGTAATTGTCGCTCCGGATGGCGTTAGCCAGCCGGTTGCGGTCACCGCGTCGCCAGTACTCGCCCCTGAGCAGGATCAGCCTCTGCTCAAAGCGCTGGGACGCGGCATCTATTGGCAGCAACTGCTCGATACCGGGGCGGTGGAATCGACGATGGAAATTGCCGAACGCGAAGGCATTCATCGTTCCACGATCAACGAAATGCTGCGGCTGGCGCTTCTCGCCCCGGACATCGTCCAAGCCGCCTATGAAGGAAGGCTTCCACGGGCGGTGTCGCTGGAAGCCATTCTGCGGGCCACGGTGCCCTACGACTGGAATGAGCAACGCCGGTTAATCGCGTCACTTGGCTAGCGGAGGGTAGGTCAAAAATATTTTGACGACTCCAAAAGTCGTCTTTGCGACTCGAAATGTCGCGCCTTTCTCGATGAGGCGTGACTCGGCATCTTTTGGTCAGTATGGGACTGGCCACCGCTCACGCCCCAATCCCTGAAAGGGAAAGGAGCAAGGCAATGGCCTATTCAATGGCAATGTCCCCAGGCTTCGGCGGAAAACCGGGCCTGAATTCCGGCGTCGGGTTCAACTCGATGTCAAACCCTCAACCATCTGCGCTGTCCGAGCGCCGCTTCCTGAGTGAAGTCGAGCTGGCCAGCCGCTGGGGCATGTCCCCCAAGACGCTCACGCGCTGGCGAGGTCTTGGCCGTGGCCCGGTCTTCAATAAGTTCTCGAAGAAGGTGGCCTACCCCCTCGACGGCGAGAACGGCGTGCTCGATTTCGAGAAGCGCCATCTCTATGTCTCGACCTCTGAACGCGTACCGGGCTGAGGAGATAGCCATGAGAGAACTGACTCATTATCCGGCAGACCTCGCCAGCATGACGGTCGCCCAACTGGTGTCCTTGCCGATTCGCGACTTCATCGAATCCGAAGGCCACGTCGATGAGGCCATCGCCTACCTCAAGCAACTGCGCACCAAGCTGGATGCCGCCAAGGCACAGCGTTTCGGGGAGCAGGCCCGCGCTGTATTGCGCGAATCCGGCCGTGATTTCGGCACCGCACACATCAGCGAGGGGCCGCTACATGTCAAGTTCGAGTTGCCCAAGAAGGTGAACTGGAACCAGACGATCCTGAAGGAGATGGCTGAACGGATCGTGGCATCAGGCGACAAGGTCGAGGACTACATCGACGTCAAGTTGTCGGTGTCCGAGTCTCGCTACACAAACTGGCCGCAGACGCTGCAACTGCAGTTCGCCGCCGCGCGCACCGTCGAGGAAGGTAAGCCGGTTTTTACCCTCACGATTGATGGCGAGACGGAGGGTGCGCAATGAGCCTGCCCTTCATCAACGCAACCGAGCGCCTGGCGCGCAAGCGCAGTATCAAGGCCGGTGTGGCCGGCGTCCCGGGTATCGGCAAGACCTCGCTCATCTGGACGCTGCCTCACGAGTCGACGCTTCACGTCGAGATCGAGGACGGCGACTTGTCCATCGCCAAATGGCCAGGGGAGGTTTATCGACCGCAGACCTGGGATCAATTTCGCGATCTCGTCGTTGCCATTGCCGGTCCATCTCCAACTGCATCAGTAGGCCAGCCTTACACCGAGGTGCACTACAAGCGCGTGTGCCAGGAGATCGGCGACCCGGGCCGGATGGCGCGGTACCAGTATGTCGTTTTCGACAGCTTGTCTGCGCTCTCCCGCCTGTGTCTGCAGTGGGCCAAGGCGCAGCCTCAGGCCACCACCGAGAAGGGCCGCCCGGACATGAGGGCGGCGTATGGCCTGCTGGCCAACGAGATGGTCAATGCCATTTCGGTGCTCCAGCACGTCCAGGACAAGCACCTCATCTACATCGTCATCCTCAACGAAAAGGTTGATGACAAGGGGGTCAAGTCCTACGAGCTGCAGCTGGAAGGCGGCAAGACGGCTGCCGAGTTCCCGGGTGTGATCGACATCTTGGTCACCCTGACCTTGCAGCCCAGCCCATCGGGGACCAAGCGGATGTTCGTTACCAACCAGGACAACCCGCTCGGCCTACCCGCCAAGGATCGCTCCGGACAGCTCGATCCCTTCGAAGAACCAAAGCTCGACCGATTGATCGCCAAGTGCCTCGGTCAGCCCACTCAATAACGTATCAGGAGATTCCAAATGTCTATCGACTTTAACGACGCCCCGCGCCAGAACGACGGTTTCGAACCGATCCCCCAAAACACCCTGCTCAAGGTTCGCGTAACCACCCGACCCGGTGGGTTCACAGATCCGTCGCAAGGGTGGCACGACGGCACCCCGACCCAATCGGAGCGCACGTCATCAATCTACCTCAACTGCGAATACACGGTCGTTGCAGGCGAATACCAGAAGCGCAAATTCTTCGGTCTCATCGGCCTGTGGAGCCCCAAGGGCAATACCTGGCGGGATATGGGCAGGGCCACGATCCGCGCGATGCTCAACAGCGCACGTGGCGTACATCCGAATGACAACACACCGCAGGCAGTGGCAGTCCGTCGCATCAACGACTTCGGCGACCTCGACGGATTAGTGTTTGCTGTCCAGGTTGCCGTGGAAAAGGATGATCGCGACGAACTGCGTAATGTCGTTAAGCAGGTCATCGAACCCGATCACCCGCAATACCAAGCGGTGATGGCTGGCGTTGCGGCGTCAGCACCTTCTCCCACGCCACCTACGCCTACGGCTTACGCGCCGCAGGCTCCGGCGAGCGCGCCCGCTGCGGCAACACCTTCCGTGCCGGGCAAGCCGGCATGGGCTCAGTGAGGAGGTGACCATGAACACATCGACCCTCACTGCCAGCCACTATGGCGTCGTCCGTTTCGGTGATCTCGATTGCGAAGCCGTCGTGCTCACCACCGGCGAGCGCGGCTATGTCCGCAAGGAACTGGCCAAGCTGCTCGGCTTCCACGAGTCGCACAAGGGTGGCCGTTTTAACCGATTTTTGGCTGAAATCGCGCCTAACTCATTGTCCTTATTAGCGAAATCATCCGGGCCGATTTTGCTGCCGTCTGGGCGTCAGACACAGTTCTTCCCCGCAGGCATCATCGCCGACGTCGCCTCTGCCGTGGTGAACGCTGCTATCACGGGCACGCTGCACCGCGCCAGACAGGGCATTGTTGGCAACTGTCTGACGATCATGCGCGCACTCGCCACTACCGGCGAGGTTGCACTGATCGATGAGGCCACCGGCTATCAGCATCACCGTGCACCCGATGCGCTGCAGGAGCTGATCTCCAAGTTGCTGCGCCAGTCCTGTGCCTCGTGGGAGCGGCGCTTTCACCCGGACTACTACCGAGCCATCTAACGACCGCCTGCAGGGGCACATCGACGGCGTCATCGTCGGTGGTCCCGAGGGCTTCGCCTATCCCGCGCTCTGGGAATGCAAGTGCCTCGGCAACAAATCTTGGAGTGGCCTGGACAAGAAGGGGCTGGCAGTTTCCAAGCCCATCTATGCCGCGCAGGTGGCGATCTACCAAGCCTATCTCGAACTGCACGAGCACCCGGCGATCTTCACGGCGCTCAATGCCGACACGATGGAGATTTACACCGAGCTCGTGCCTTTTGACGCGGCCCTAGCTCAGCGCATGTCGGATCGAGGGGTAAAGGTCATCACGGCAACCGAGGCAGGAGAACTGCTGCCTCGCGCCTTCAATGACCCGACCCACTTCGAATGCCGGATGTGCGCGTGGCAGGGCCGCTGCTGGGGAGCAAAACCATGAAGCATACCTTTTCACAAATACCGGTAGCAGAGCCGATGGTCAGCGCGCAGCAAGCCGCACGTACCTTGGGGCTGCCGCTGCATTTTCTTACCAAGCCCCGCAGCCGTTCATCGAAACGCATCCCGCACTATCGAGTCGGCCAGATGGTTCGCTTTCGGATTTCGGAGCTCTCTGCGTGGTTGGCAGCACAAGGAGGCGTTCATGAGTGACTACCGTGTACGAATTTCCGTGCGAAATGCCAGATTGTTGCGCGCAATTGAGCATGCAGGCCACAGGCCCGGAGCCCCGCTAGCCGCTGCCGTCGGGATCAGCTACTACGGAGCGTTGCTACCGTACCTCAATCTCACGCGGTCGCCGTTGACGCCGGATGGGTTACTGCGGGAGTGCGCATGGGCCCTGTGTGACTTCTTGCGTGCATCGCCATCGGATTTGTGGTCTGACGCCCAGCTGCAGCCGCTGCAGAGAAATCATTCGAGCGTCGATCTGGACGCAGGCAGCGTACAGGCGCTTATCTCGGGCGCACCTGCCGCCGATGACCCTTTGCGACTGGCAAGCCATTCGGAGGCGGGCCGCATCATTCAGGAGGCTATCGACACGCTGAAACCTCGCGAGGCGACTGTGATTCGCGAACGATTCTTCGCTGGTTCTTCTTTGGAGGATGTCGCACAAGAGCTTGGAATTACTCTCAGTCGAGCTCACCAGATTCAGATGAATGCAATGCGAAAGCTGCGACACAAATCGCGCATTTCGCGTGATCTGGCCGGTATCGCCGATGTCATTGGAGGGACTGCGGATGCTTGATTTCAATGACACCCCACAACCTACCGAAACCAGCCGCGACATCGAACGGGAGGATTTGCGTGCCGAATTGCTGGCTCGTTTGGAATCGGTACTGGTCACGATGTTCCCGGCAGGCAAGAAGCGCAAGGGTAAGTTTCTGATCGGCGATGTGCTGGGTAGCCCCGGTGACAGCCTCGAGGTGGTGCTCGATGGTGAGAAGGCAGGATTGTGGACAGATCGCGCCACTGGCGACGGCGGCGATATTTTTTGTCTCATTGCCGGACATTTAGCGCTAAACATCCGCACCGACTTCAATCGTGTGCTCGACGAGTCTGCCGATCTGCTTGGGCGCTCGCGGTCGGTGCCCATGCGCAAGGCCAAGAAGGAAGTTCCAGTCGACGACCTTGGCCCGGCCTCGGCCAAGTGGGATTACCACGATGTCGAGGGCAATCTGATCGCAGTGGTGTATCGATACGATCCACCCGGTCACAAGAAGGAGTTCCGGCCGTGGGACGCCAAGCGGCGAAAGATGGCTCCGCCCTCGCCACGCCCGCTCTATAACCAGCCGCGAATGAAGGACGCCGCGCAGGTCGTGCTGGTCGAGGGCGAGAAATGCGCGCAGGCGCTGATCGATGCGGGCATCACGGCCACGACAGCGATGCACGGCGCGAACGCCCCGGTGGAGAAAACCGACTGGTCGCCCCTGGCCGGCAAGTCAGTGCTGATCTGGCCTGACCGCGACAAGCCGGGCTGGGAGTACGCGACGCAGGCGGCACAGGCCATTTTGTCGGTAGGCGCAAAGACCTGCCACATCCTGTATCCGCCCGAGGAAGCAGCTGAGGGGTGGGATGCGGCGGACGCCATCGCCGAAGGCTTTGACGTCGCGACCTTTCTCGCTCATGGCCCGCGCCTGCAGATGCACGACGTCACCGTGGCCGCCGAGCCCGTGGTCAGCAGCGACGAATCAGTCTGGGGTACGGAGGACGCTTTGGCCCTGGCGTTCACGCGGCGCTACCACCGCGACTGGCGCTATGTTGCAACCTGGGGTCGTTGGCTTGTGTGGGACGGCAATCGCTGGCGCACCGAGGACACCCTGGCCGCCACCGATCTGATTCGCAGCGTCTGCCGGCACACGGCTGTGCGTGCTGACAACCCGAAAGTGGCTGCCAAGCTCGCCAGCTCGGGCACGGTTAGTGGGGTGGAACGGCTGGCACGAGCGGATCGCAGGCACGCTGCCACCAGCGACGAATGGGACGCCGACCCGTGGTTGCTCAATACCCCTGGTGGCGTGGTCGACCTCAAGACAGGTCGGCAGCGCCAGCACGAACGCGCTGACCGCATCACCAAGATCACCACGGCTACGCCCGGAGGCGATTGCCCGACCTGGAGGCAGTTCCTCGATGAGGTGACAGGCGGCGACAAGGAGTTGCAGGCTTATCTGCAACGAGTGGTTGGCTACGCGCTGACCGGCTCGACGCAGGAACACGCCCTGTTCTTCCTGTACGGCACGGGCGCGAACGGCAAGTCGGTGTTCGTGAACACCCTGGCCACCATCCTCGGTGACTACGCGACCAACGCACCCATGGACACCTTCATGGAAACGCGCACCGACCGGCACCCGACCGACATGGCGGGCCTGCGCGGCGCACGCTTCGTCGCGGCCATCGAAACCGAGCAGGGACGACGCTGGGCGGAATCAAAGCTCAAGAACTTGACCGGGGGCGACAAGATCTCCGCACGCTTCATGCGCCAGGACTTCTTCGAGTTCTTCCCACAGTTCAAGTTGTTCGTGGCGGGCAACCACAAACCGGCCATCCGCAATATCGACGAGGCAATGAAGCGGCGGCTGCACTTGATCCCGTTCACGATCACCGTGCCGCCCGAACGCCGCGACAAGAATCTCCAGCAGAAATTGCTGGCCGAGCGTGACGGCATTCTGGCTTGGGCAGTGCAGGGCTGCCTTGATTGGCAGCGTCTTGGGCGGCTCGATCCACCGCAGCAGGTCGTAGATGCAACCGAGGAGTATTTCGAGGCCGAGGATGCGCTGGGACGCTGGCTGGAGGAACGTTGCGTGCGCGAGCCCAACGCCAAGTCGCTGACCGCCGAACTGTTCAACGACTGGAAGCAGTGGGCAGAAGCAGCAGGTGAATTCATTGGCGCACAACGTCGCTTCTCCGATCTGCTGATCACGCGAGGTGTCGAGAAATGGCGCAACGGGATGGGCGTGCGCGGGTTTCAGGGGATCGGCCTCAAAAACCCGCCGACTGCCGCTCACACCCCCTACGCGGACAACTGACCCCCTATGAAAACCATGCCGTCTGACGCAGCTGACGCAGTTTGTCGTAACTCTTACGCGTGCGCGTGCGTGCGCGCCTCATGGAAGGTTCCTACCGGTACGCTTGTCCTTTACGCCCAGGATGTAGACCTCCCCGTTCCATACCCCGCAGGCCACGTCGGTGTCTTCGGCATTGGCAGGTAGCAACCAGCCGGTTATGCCATCGGGCAGCGTCAGCAAGTCCTCCGGGCGGTGGATCGGCCAGCGCATGGCCTCCTGATACTGATCGGCAAACTGCAAGACCTGCGGCGGGCCGTCCGGGAAGTTCTCCTGACTGAGGATGGGAACCCAGGCCAGCAACTGCCCGCTGGCGAGCCATTGCTGGACGCGCTGCTCGACTGCCGGGTCGTAGTGGCCCAGCCGCTCGATGGGCATGGGATTGGCGGTAGTGCTGTTGATCGTCGTGGTGTTCATTTCATTGAATTTGTGATTGGGGGTGCCGGGTGGTAACCAGGGTGGTAACCGGTAACCCTGGTAACCTCTTTTCGTCATCTGTCGGTAGCGGATCAGCGGGCTCGCGCCCCCCGCATGGCTTGATGGCGAGGAAGGACCCGTCGAATCATCTGGCGCTGCAGCTTGTTGAATTGCTTCATCTGCTGCTTGGCCGACTTGCGCATGATTCGAGTCAGGCGGATGCCGGCGACGATCCACCGCCACTGCCAGGGGATGTACCCCACGATGCGTCGTGGCCGACGGAACATCATCGGTGTAGTTGCCCTGGCCGCCGGCCCGCCATCCCATTCCTCGACCTTGACGGTCACCATCGTCACGGCAGGCTCGACGGCCGGCGAAGGTCGGTGCATTGGCATCGGTGGCAGCATCTCGGCCAGTAGTTGTTGTCGTTGCGCAGACGGCATTTTCTGCAGGATGGTTTCCGCCTGCTTCATCTGCAGCTTGGCCTGCGCAAACGGATCAGTGGCGTCGAATCGGGTGGAAGGAATTTCCATTACTGTCTCCTGGTTGTTGGGGATGCCGGCTTTCCGCGATGCCTTTCGCGGTTAGCGCCGGCGGGCGTTACCCGGCATGGCGGATGGACCTGACGCATCCCGAAGTCACTGCGTCAGAACGGATGGCAGCTATGCCGGGACTCGCCGCCATCCGCCATGAATCAGGTGGTCGGTACCTCATCGGCCAGTGCTGTCTGGGCGGCTTCCACCAAGTCACGCGGAATCTCGATCTCGAAGCGATCTTCGTCGTGGTGGTAATCGCACTCGCGTCGGGCAGCCGATGCACGGGCAAACAGGTTCATGACCGGCATCAACTGCTCGTAGAGTTCGATCTCGGTCACGTCTGCCCGGCAGCCGATGAACACACGCTCGGCATCACGAATCGCGCCGGGGAACTCCTGCAGCTTGGCGACCAGGGTGTCGCGCTTCTCGTCGAGTTCGGCCAGCGATGACTTGGCCAGGCGCAATTCCGCCTCGAGCTTGGTCAGGGACTCCGGCACGACGAATTCGCCATCGGCATCGAGCATCTGTTGCCGGGCAGACTGGGTTTCGGTGGCAATACGTGCTTCGGCATCGGTGACGCGCTTGCCGACCTTAGCGATCAGTGCCTTGACCTTCTCAAGTTCACCATTGATCGCCACCTGCCCGGCAATCAGGTCATCGATGTTCTTCTTGGCTTTGGCGAATTGCTCCGGGGCCAACGCAATCCGGCGCAAGGGACGAATACGGCTTTCGAGCTGGCCGATCTCACCCTTGATGTCGCCAACCCGGTGACTGGCAGCGCTGGCTGCAATGGATGCTTGAGCCTCCTCCGGTGCCGACGAGTACATCGATCCGCGCTGGGTGAGTTCGTAATGGCGCCGGCGTTTTCTTTCGTGATCGTCTTCCGCCTTCTGGAGTTCCTCTCGGGCAGCAGCCATCTCGCGGTCGAGTTTGTTGTACTCGGCCCTGACCTTGTCGTAGTAGGCGGTGGACTTCTTGTTGAACGGATTCAGTTTCATCGGGTGTTCTCCTATCGGGTTTTGGGGTGGGCGGCGGCCAGCTTCTGCACCGCCTGGATCAATGCCTCGCCGGCATTGCGTGGCTTGGCCATCGGCTTCGTGGGCTCGATGGCCTGAATGCCGAAGTGGCGTTGCCATATCGGGGTCAGGTTTCTGGAAATGGACGGGGGCTTATTCACGGTGTGCTCCATAACGAATGCCACCCTCGACGCCGGGCGGCGTGGCGGTTGAATGGGTACGGATCGGGGCGATGCGCCACAGGGCGCCGTCCCTGCTGTGGCCGAGATGGCTGATCTCGATACCCTTGGCGCGATAGGCCGGAGCGATGCGGCGCAACTGATCGGCTAGGCCCTTCGGCGACTTCGGCCAGGTACTGCGATCCGGGATGATCTGGTTGTTGAGCAGGTCGTAGAGCTGGCCGGCGGTGCCCTGCCAGTTCCACGGCGAGATGCGTTCCTCGAAATACTTGTCGAGCACCTGGGCGACGGCGTTGCTCTCCAGGGCACGGTCAATGCCGGCACGCACCAGTTCGGCGTACAGGCGCTGAAAGTCGCCGGGCTCGAAACCGAGGGCGCGGGCCACGGCCTCGCCGAAGCGTTCGAAGTCGGCCATGCGCTGTTTGTGGGCCAGCTTCACCGACGGCAGGATGCGCAAGGCATTGGCGAAAAGATCGAGCAGCGCGCCGAAGACCCGAGGCCGATCCCGTTCCCAAGCCGCCGAGGTGTCGGCCTCATCACGCCGGGCCTCCGGTGGGATCGTCGGCATATCGACGTGGATCACCCGGTCGATCAGGTCGGGACGGGTAGCGACCACGGCGATGCCATTCAGCACCACGGGCCGCTTAGTTTCCATAATGTGCTCTTCGCCGTTGGTGTAAAGCTGGCGCGAAGCGAAGCCGCCGCCGGTGGCCAAGGTGCAGAAGGCATCCTGCTGTTCGGCGGTGAGGCCCGACAGGTTCTCGTAGCTGACCAGCCAGTTGTTGGCGGCGGCGACGAAGATGTCCTCGACGGTCTTGGGGCGGCCGCGCAGCATCACTTTGTTTGGATCGACCAGACTGCGCAGCACGGCCTGCGTGGTGGACTTGGCCGAGCCCTGCTCGCCGACCAGTTCCAGCACGGGGAACGGGGTGTCGGGGCGGAAGCTGTCGAGCAACCAGGTCAGTACCATCACGCGACGGTTGGCCGGGATGTTGGTGTGCTGCCAGAGCTGGCCGATGTCGCCGCCGCGCTCCGGCTCGGGCAGCGGTCGCATCGACTGGGTGCGGGTGAAGTAAGCCGGCGAGTGGTTGAGAACCTGCCAGCCGGTCGGGGTGACCAGTACCGCGCGCCATTGCTCGTCGCAGAGGTCGATCAGGTAGCCCGCGTCGTCCTTGGCAGCGCGGACGTGAAGGTCGATCTGCTCGCCATCGTTGATGCCGGCGGCGGCAATGGTCGCCAGGGCCGACTTCATCGTGGTTTCTGGAACGCCGGCTTCCTTGGCACGCCAGTAGGCGCTGCGCAGCCATTCCTCGTAGCCGGTGGAATAGACACGCCAGATTTCCTGCCGGCCCGGCATCGGGATGATGGCGACAGCGTTGCGGTCGGCATCGTGCTTGAGTTGGCATTGGTTGCGGGCCAGCGCCACCAGTTCGTCGAGGGCCGAGGGTTCATCGCCACCGCCGGGAAGCGATTGCTGCACGGCCTTGTCGAGCTCGGTGACCAGGCAACCCTTGTTGGCTTCCTTGGCCTTGTGCCGCAGGCGCAGGTAGTTGGGAAGATCGGTGGCGCGCAGGATGGAAAAGGCGGCGACCACGGCGGGTTCGACAATGGCACCGACGTCATCGCGCAGGCGCTCGATGGCTGCTTCAATGATGGCGATTGGGTCGTCGGTGACGCTTGATTCGCCACCTGACATCCCCTCTGCCGGCGATGTCAACAATAGAGATGCATCGTCACCACCATCACGAACGTCACCGATGTGACGGTGGTGATGATCGTGACGGTCGGCGTCTACTGAGCAGGCCGGAGAAAGGGTAGTGTCCGACATCATCACGCCACATCACCCAGTTCGGCGGTGCTGTGAATACGCCGGCTATTGGCGCTCAGCCAGGCGAGGACATCGGATTTCCGATAGCGGACACTGCGGCCAATTTTGGTGAGCACCGGGCCGCCGCCGTTGGTGGCGACGAATTCCAGCCAACCCACGGTGTAGCCCATGCCGGCGGCCGTGGTCTTGCGGTCAAGCAGGGATTCGTCGGGGGCGCGCCAGAAATCAGCGCGCAGATCGGCAATGCTTGCGCGTGGCGGTCTTTGGACCCGTTTGGGCATTTCGGCATTCCTTCCGGTTCATTTGGAATGCCGACATGGTCGTTCGCCTTGTATTGGGCGAACAGGAAGTTCAGGAATGTTTCCTGAACTTCAGGATTTTGTTCAGCGACTGCGGTGGATGCTGATCTCTGGGCCGTAGAGCTTCAGGGCTTCGCCGACCTTCTTGTTGAAGGCTTGCAAGCCACGCGTGTCGCCGGGCATGAGCATCTGCGCGGCCTCGTTGACCGCCCGCCCGATGGCTTCGGCGTTCGGACGTTCGCCAGCACGAAACTTGGTAGAAGCGTTCGCCAGCAGGTTGGCCATCAGCGCGATGGCCTTGAGGCTGTTCATCTCGGCAACGTCGCTGCCGTCGGGCATGACCGCTTGCCGCGCTTCGTCAAATAGAAACGGTGGCCGGTCGTCGAAGGGCATCTGCTCGAACCACCGGCGCAGACTGGCCTTGTTGATGACGAGACGATCCTTCTCGATCAGTTCGTCGACGGGGGCACCCTTGAACACCTTGCCCTGGTGGGTGACGATGCCCAGGTCTTCGTATTCCAGCCGCCCGTCGCGCAAGGCGGTGATCAGCGCGGCGCGCTTGGCGCTCATGCATTGGGTTTCGAAGTTCAGCCTGGCCAGTTCGGCAGGCTCCACGCCGCACCAGAGGGCGATGGCATCAGGAAGCTGGATGTGGTCTGCCAGGTCCCAGTAACGCAGGCAGTTGGTAGAGGTTGGAGCAGGCATGGGTCGTCTCGCTGTTGTTCTTGGAATGCGATCAGTCTACCGGGGGATGGTTATCTCCTCCAAGCCGACGTAAACAATAGGAACCCATCGTCACGACTGTCACGATCATCACGCCGGTGATGATCGTGATGATGGTGACGGTCGGCCTCTATTGTTGTGGTCGGCGGGAAAGAGGATGCCCCGGCAAGAGGGGTCCTTCCTGTCGATATTCCAATGCGGGGGGCGCGAGCGCGGCGCTTCGATAGCGTCAGGGTGCAAACCGAGGTTTGCAGGGTTTGCGGTTTGCACCCTGGCCAAGGGTGAGAATTGAATTCACCCCCCTGAAACCGAAAAACGGTCACCCCTATTCCAACCAGCACTGGCGCGGGTTTCCGGCGATTTCAGGGTCGAAAAATGGCAAAACGGCCGCCGTGAGATTTGGCCGAAGAATAGGGCCTGCGGTACGCGCAGACCCTCTGTTGGTTTGCAGTCAGGCGATGCGATAGGCCCGCTGTCCGTCTGCCCCCTTCTCGGTGACCACCTCGTAACCGAGGCGTTTCCTGACCATGCCGGAGATCGCGCCGCGAACGGTGTGGGCCTGCCAGCCGGAGCTGGCCATCATCTGGGCAATGGTCGCGCCGCCAGGGTGACGCATCGCGTCGATGATCGCGGCCAGCTTGGTGCCGGGGCGGATGGTGCGCGACGTGGCCTCCAATTTCTGGAGTGCATCGATGGGCTCGCGTTTCGTGAGGGCATCGGGGACGTCCATTTTCTGGACACCCTTGGGGACGGGGCGAGGTTTGCCGACGGCGGCGTAGCCGACATCGGTGAGCAGGATGTGGCCGCCGGCATCGACGACGAGCCCTCGGGCAAGCAATCCCTCGATGACTTTGGCGCGGGCACCGCCGCGAAGGGTGGCAGGCAGGGGTTCGATGCTACCGTCGGCACGGCCAGCGGCGGCCTTGAGGATGGCGGTTTGGGTGTCGGTGAGTTTGGCTTGAGTGGTCATGTTGATCTCCGGTGGTTGATGGGCGTCGTCACTCAGCATCGCCGCCGAAGATTGCCAGCAACTCGTCCAGCCCGGCCTCCACCCGCCCGAGGTCGCCGACATGACCCCAATGGATGGCATCGGGGTCGTGACCGAAGTGGTCGTCGGCGAGTTGCTGCAGCCGCTCCAACTTGGCGTGGATGGCGGCGGTGCGAGCGAGGTAGGCGTCGAGGGCAGTTGGCTTGGCGTTCAT